CGGTACCAAGTGCCTTTCGGGGTTCCATGCGGTCGGTCGGTGCGTCTTCGCCGCGACCTCGGGCGGGATCGCCAACGTGTACGTGTACGGCGGCCCTGTCTACATCAACGCGTGAGGTGAGAACAAATGGGAGATAACAGGCAAGTTGTCAAGACGTACGACGCGACGGGACGTGAACTTCACGTCGATGTTCCCCTCTCGCAGTTGGTGGTCAACTACCGCACCCAAGGGCTCCTCGGCGAGACGATCTTTCCGGTGGTCAATGTCACGAAGCAGTCCGACATGATCCCGGTCATCCCGCTGGGCGAGTTCCTCCGGGAAGAGGCGGCGTTCCGGGCACCCGGGACGCAAGCCCGCATGGTCCGGTTCAACGTGGCGACCATGGGGTACTACTGCAAGAACTACGCGCTCAAGTACCCGATCACCGTGGAGGACCGGGAGAACTCGGACCGCGTGTGGAACCTCCGGGAGAACGGCGCGTACTTCATCACCGACCTCATCCGCATCGGCAAAGAGCGGCGGGTGTGCAACGTCGTCAACTCGGGAACCAACGTCAACACCGCGTTCGTCGCGGGGTCCGTGTGGAACGGGGCGGGAAACCCCCTGACCCAGTGCATCACGGCCCTCCAGCGCGTGCAGGACACCACGGGATTCCGGCCGAACATCGGCATCATCGGCCTGACCGCGTGGCGTGCGATGCGCGTCAACTCCGCAGTCCGGGGGATTCTCTTCCCGCACGGCGGTGGGCTCGCCAGCACGGAGCAGATCGCGTCCCTGCTGGAACTGGACAGCCTCCAAGTCGCCCGTGGGTACTACAACACGGCGGCCGAAGGGGCCACGGCTTCCATCTCTCCGTTCATGTCCGACGCGTTCTACGCGTTCTTCCAGCCGGGCGGGAACGGAATCGGCCCGCTTCCCCGGTACGGTGCGACCTTCCGGTGGCAACTGGCCGGTGTTCCTTCGATGACGGTCGAGGTCCATGGTTTCGACCAGAAGACCAAGTCCGAGGAGATCGAGGTCGGCGTCTACGACGACGAGCGAGTGATCGACAGCAAACTCGGCGTGTCGATTCTCGGCGTCAACTCCGAGGGAACTGGCGGGATCGCGTAGTCCACGGAGGAGAACATGGAAGACAACACCAAGCACGAATTCTTCAAGATGGTGGACTCCGTCCCGGTTCACCCTCTTGTGGCCTGGGCTCGGGACGAGATCGTACGACTCGAAAATCTGCTCGCAGTAAAGGAGCATAAACTCGACCTTGCGAAGGATCGACACGTCGCCGACAAGCAGAAACTGGAAGAGAAGGCCGATCCTCCGAGGAGAAAGAGCGGCGGATAACATGGAACTACCTGACGGTTAGTTGCCACCGCCGACATGGGGAAGGAGAGAGGGAGGGGTCGGGCCTCCCTCTCCTCCCCCCGTAGTTAAAGGAGAGACACCCATCCCTATGTTCAAAAAAATCGGATGCATCAAGAATCTGGAGGTGGCCTCAATATGCAATCTGGCTTGTCCGTATTGTCCGTGCTCCGGGCAGGGGCAGTACCGCGAAGTCGGATTGATGGGTGAGGAAACCTTCGACAGAAGCATGTTCTGGCTGGAAAAGTTTGTCCGGGCCGGGACCCAGCGGGAATTGAACCTGTTCGGAATCGGCGAGCCGTCCCTGCACATCAGGTACCTCGAAATGGTAAGGCGGTGCCGGGAGATCATGCCGCTGACGCTCACCCTGCGGTTGAACACCAACGGCATACTCGCAACGGAGGAGTGGATCGAATCGGTGATCCTCGCCGGGGCAGATGCTCTCGACCTCACGGACCATGACGCCGTCGCATCGACGCGGACCCTTCAATCCTTCCACCGTCTCGGACAAAAGTACCCCGACTTCAAGTTCGGGTACTCGCGGGACGGGGTGACGAACCCCAACAACTGGGGAGGTCTGATAGACTGGGTTCCCGTGGTGCAACACGGCCGCGTCCCGTGCCCGTGGCTCCTCAATGGGCAGGTCATGATCATGTCCAACGGGGACGTAACCCGGTGCTGTCAGGACGCCCACGCACGTGGGTTGCTCGGTACGATATGGCTGGACGACCTCGACCAGATAGACCACACCCCGTTCATACAGTGCAACACGTGTCACGAGATTGTTCCGCCCGGAATGCCCCGTTCCGAACTGAACACTAACCCCATGTTTCAAAAGGAGAAGATTGCATGAGAAGGACAGTGGCGAAACGCCTGTACAAACAGGCCATCAAGGAACAGCCGAATGGGTCGAGGTTGCGGCGTCGCAAGGACGGGTCGAAGTTCTGGACGGGCGCGAAGCGTCTGTACAAGGAGTTGAAGGCGGGGGTGCACGCATGATCATCACGATCCTCTCCCCCGGCATGGCCCACGACGGGAACACGCTAAAGACGAAGTCTCTGGGCGGGTCCGAGACTGCCGCCATCCAACTCGCCGAGGCTCTTTCGAATGCGACGGACAAGTTCGGGGCCAAGAATCAGGTGACCGTGTTCTCCCCGATTCAGGCCCCTGTCCAAGTGAACGGGGTGTACTACATGCCCATCCACGCCGCGAGAGGGTACATCGCGGGCGCGGACATCGACGTTCTGATCGTCTCCCGGTGGCAGGAGCCCCTCATGCACCCGGTGAACGCGAAAGTCGTCCTGTATTGGTGCCACGACCTCGCCTTGAAGAGGTTCGGGGGGCAGGTCCGGGGCATCATGTACCAGATCGACAAACTGCTCGTCATGTCCGAGTTCCAGAAGAAGCAGTACAAGGATGTGTACGGGGTCCCGGACGAGATGCTGGAGGTCATCCGCAACGGCATCGACCTCAACATGTTCCTCGCCCCCGGGTCGAGGAAGCGCGAACTGGGGCAGATGGTTTATTGCGCCCGCCCGGAGCGAGGGCTCGAGAATCTCGTCAAGCCCGGCGGCATCATGGAAAAACTTCTGGCCGAGAACATCCCGGCCACCCTGTCCGTGGCTTACTACGACAACACCACCGAGCAGATGAAGCCGTACTACGACGCCCTGTGGAGCCGGTGCAACCAACTTCCCAACGTCCGACTGCTCGGATCGCTGACGAAGAAGCAACTGTACGACCTCTATTCCCGGTCATGGCTGTACATCTACCCGACCGACTTCGAAGAGATATCCTGCATCTCGGCCATGGAGGCCATGGCGTGCGGGTTGCCGTTCCTCACGACCCCGACTGCGGCCCTGACCGAGACTCTGGACAAGGACGCGGCCATCTTCATCGATGGCCCGGCTTCCGGGGAGGAGTGTCAGAAGCAGTTCGTTGCGGAAGTGAAGGTACTCCTCGACTCCCCGGAGACGATGAAGGGCATGTCGGTGGCCGGGTACAAGAAGGCGGCCGACTTTGCATGGACTCCGGTAGCGGAGCACCTCGTTACCCTCTCCGACGAAATCTTGCGAAAGAAGTCCTCCAACAAGGAGAGGCTGTACCGGCACTTCTTCCGGATGTCCGACATCGAGGCGTGCCGCATGCTCGGGGACGTTCCGGGCACGGAGGTGGAGCGAAAGTACATCGAGGAGAACTTCGCATTCACCGAGTCCCCCGTGGCGTACCGGGAGCAGTACGTGAAGGTGGACGGTCCCATTGACGAGACGCGCAAAGGGGCGACGGTAGAGCACTGGGAGACGTCCGAGAACGAGCCCCGCTGGCTGGTCATGCGGAAGTTCATCATGGAGAACGCGGGCAAGTTCAATTCGGTGCTTGATTTTGGGTGCTGGATCGGGCATCAGACCATCCGGGTGGCGAACGATCTCCCCCACGCGAAAGTGGTGGGGGTGGATGTCAATGCGAGAAACATCTCGCTGGCCGGGGAGTGCAAGGCCCTGCATGCCAAGAACAACAACGTGGACTTCACGGTATGGGACGAGATGCTGGACGACGGATCATTCCTCGGCCAGTTCGACCTCGTCATCTGCAACGAGGTGCTGGAGCACGTCCTCGACCCGTACGCCCTCATCGAGAAGTTGGAGAAGTTGTGCAAGCCGGGCGGGGCCATTTTCATCACCACCCCCTTCGGTCCGTGGGAGTACGAGTCGTTCTACACCTTCCCGTACCGGTGCCACCTGCGGCATTTCGAGATGAACGACCTGCTGAACGTCTTCGGAAAGAAGCAGAACCTCCAAGCGTACTACAAGGAGGTAGGCAAGTCCCGGGAAGGTCTGCCCATGGGACACCAATACATCGTCTACACGAACAGTCCGGACCGGGCGACCGGGAAGGTGGATTACGAGCGCAAGTTGGTGTATCAGGCCCCCCGGGAGACGTTGTCCGTCTGCATGATCGCCTACAACGCCGAGGACCTCCTGCATCGGTGCTTGAAGTCCGTGAAGAGGATAGCGGACGAGATCATCGTGGCGGTGGACCCAAAGACCAAGGACTCGACGCGGGAGATTGCCGCGTCCCATGGGTGCAAGGTCATCGAGGGACTCGACCCGATGAAGGTGGGGTTTGAAAATGCAAGGAACCACTCCATCGCGGGGGCGAAGGGGGACTGGATACTGTGGATAGATTCGGACGAGGAACTCCTGCAGTCCGAGAACGTATATAAGTACCTCCGAAACAACCACCTGACGGGATACGCCGTCCAGCAACACCACCTGTCCGTCGATCCTCCGATGGCACTCAAACCTGACCTCCCCGTTCGTCTGTTCCGCAACCGCTTGGGGATACGGTTCTTCGGGCACGTGCACGAGCACCCGGAACTCAGCCTGAACGAGGGAATAGGGCAGGGGGTCGTGCTCTCGGACACGTGGATCGCCCACGACGGGTACCTGACGGAGAGGATACGCAGGGACCGGTTCCTCCGGAACATCGATCTGGTGGTCACCGACAGAAAGAAGTACCCAAACCGCATGCTCGGTCACTTCCTGTGGCTGAGGGACCTGATTCACCTCACGCGGTACCGTCGCGAGCAAATGAACGGGCAGGGGCCGGACGCTCAATGCATCCAATGGGCGCAGGAGGCAAGGCAATTGTTCGAAGAGAAGTTCCTGTCCGACCCAAAGAACCCCATGCTCCCGGACGCCCTCGCGTACTACTCAGAGGCCAATCAGTTGCTGAACATCGGTACCCACGTCAAGTTCCAGTTCGGAATAGCGGGGCAGGAGGGGCGGTCGTTGGACGTCAGGTTCCCCAACTCCGAGGTTGCCGGGGAGTTTTTCAAGAACATGACCAAGTCAATAATCTCAGAGACGGAGGGTAAGTACGTCTGATGGGATATACGACGGTTCCTGACCTCATGACGGCGTTCCCGAGGATAGCCACCACCCAGGCGTCTTCGGCTACCGTGTCCAACTGGATAGACCGGGCGAGCAACCTGATCGACGGCTACATCGCCGGGGTGGTTCCTTCCTGTCCGGTGGTGCCGACCCCGCCCGCCTTGAAGGACATCTCCGAGGAGATCGCCCAGTTGATGTTTCTTCGAAGGCATTCCCACGAGGCCGCAAAGGAGCAGGGCATCCAAGTCGCGTGGGAGGAAGTCATAAAGCGGCTGGAGGACATGCGCGACGGGACGTTCCTCATTCTGTCCGGTAGCGGCACCGTCCTCAGCACGGTGGGCCTCGCGTCCGGGGACACCTCTCTGCCGTGGTCCGACGTTCAGGGTTACGCCCCGACGTTCGGGCTCAGCGACATCGAGGACGCCGAGGTGGACTGGGACCGTAAGGACGCCGAGGCGACTCGAAAGATATGATACGCATCTCTACTCGCATAGACATTCCCCGCACCAAAGCCATACGGGAGTTGCTCAGTAATCCCAAGGAGGTAATGGCTGAGGTGGCCGAGTCGTTGCTGGCCGGGATACGACAGCAGGTCCGCACCCGGGGGTCGCGGTTCGGTGGGGAGAAGTGGCCGGAGTACGCCCCGCTGTCCCTGTATTCAAAGAGGATTCGGGGGCCGAAGGGTAGGATGCTCGAGGGTCTGCTGAGCCATATAAATAAGCGGTCCGGGGTGTCATTTGCGGAGGTGGCGTCCGACAGCGAGATCGTAACGTACCACGACAAGGGAACCAAGGGAAAATACCCCATCCCCAAGAAGCCGGGCAAGGGGAAGTTCATCTCGTTCCCAACCCCCATGGGTACCCCCATGATGGGCCGGGCTGGGAAGTGGTTCACCACGGACAAGGGGGTGAAGCATCCCGGGCTCAAGAAACGGCGCATATTCCCGACCCCGGACGAAGCCGGGGACATCGCAGTTACGGTGTTCGCCAGACGGGTTAAGGACATCATAAAATGACCGACTACACCGGCATAGGGAAGGCTATAAAGGCTCTGTTGGAAGCAATCGATGAGGTGTACGTGTTCCTTGAGACACCCATCAATACGTACTCCACCTCCGGTCCGGAAGTGGGCATCTTCCTTGACCGGGAGGACAACGAGGAGCACACGATAGGCGGGGATAACCCGTACATGACCACCCTTCATTTCGAACTGATTTGTCAGGACTTTAGCCCTGATGGGGTTGAAGAGGCATGCGCCAAGAGGGATACCCTTGTAGGGAAAGTTCGGGACGCCTTGAAAGCCGACAGAACCCTCGGCGGGAAGATCGAAACGAGCCAGATTGGAAATCTGAGTTTTGAAACAGCACGAGGTGAGGCGGGGTTTTACAGCGCGGCAAGCATTCCGCTCAAAGTGTTTCTATTTTCGTAGCAGGGAGGTTATAATATGCCAGGATTTGGGGCCAATGCGGCCTTATCCATCAGCAAGCAGAACTCGTTCTGGGCGGCCCCCGGGTCGGCGTCGTGGCAGAAGTTTCCGTTTGCCAGCCACGACTTCAACTACGAGTTCGCGGAACTCACGGACGACTCAATCCAGTTCGGTTACGACGAGCCTGACCGGGTTACCGGCATCGCTGGCGTCACCGGGCAGATCACCGCAAACGTGCACCCGCTCGCAATCGGGCAGGTTCTCAATGGCGTGTTCGGCATCTCCAGTTCGGACGCGGCCGGTAGCGCGTACGCGCACACCTTCAACCCCCAGACCACGGCGTTTGACGCCAACGTGTCGCTCCAGCCGTTCTGCTTCCAGATCGACCAAGGCGAATCGAGCGTCAACTCGGCCTACATGCTCTACAACTGTTTCCTCAACAACTGGGAATTGTCCCTTGCCGCCGGGCAGTACCTCCGGTCAACCATCAACGTCGTCGGGCAGAGAGCGGAACTGATCGAGAAATCCACGCCCAGCAACTACCCGGCCGGTATCAAGCCCATGCTGTGGTCCGGGTGCTCCATCTCCATCGGAGGGGCGGCCGTTCAGCGGTACGCCGACTTCCGGTTGACGTTCAACAACAACATCGCCACGCAGGACCGCATCGCGGGTGCGAAGGACCACACGTTCTTCTTCCGCGAGGGATTCCGGCAGTTCGGCCGCATGACCGGGACGATGGACATGGCGATGGACGACTGGCTCAAAGTCAAGAACGAGACGGAGGGCCGACTCGTCATCTTCTGCAAGGGAGCAAGCAGCGTTTCTTCGGGGTATGACGAGTCGCTCACCATCGACATTCCCCGATTCGTGTTCACCAAGCACCCCCTCGGGGTGTCTGGGCCGGGCATCGTCACCGTCGCGATGGAGGGGCGGGCGATGTTCAGTTCTACCAGCGGGACGATCTGCACCGTCACTCTGGTGAACACCCAGGCGACGTACTAACCCAGTTGGGGGTCAGCGTGGTGGGACACGCGCTCATCTTCTTCTCCTTTGGTGAGTGTCTGGCTCGAC